ATTTCGAATTGTTCTGCTGCTGGGTTGAATAAAATAGTACGGGCAGATACCCAAATAATGAAGAAAGCCATCTCAGCTGGGTTGCTAGAAGCATCGCCACGTTGAAGTGAAGCATCCTTGTTCCCAAGAAATCTCCGTAGGTTACACCATCGCTTAATCGTATTTAGCCTCAAATTCGTAGAATTATCTCTCATTCCTGACATCTTATAAGGACCGTGGTCCCTTTGCTCCAAAAGCTGATTAACATTGGACATAGAATTGACTGCAGTAGCCTCGTCACCAAGATAAACTCCCCAAATTGGAGGGTATGTGTTCCCGATAGTGTCTTTCGGAATATTAGTAACTTTAATAGAGGACCATTTAACTTGATAGTGGTCATAAATCTGCATATACTGATCAAACATCATGGGCTGGTGTCCAGTACCGGTAAAGTCAGGATCATAACAAGAGTTTGCTCGAAAAACATAAGTCTTAAATCCATCAGGACCAGCATCAGCATCTAACGAGATCGTATCATGATATGCGAGTTTAACAGTAAGCTTTGTCGGAAAACCCGAGCGCACCAATGTCCTACGACTAAACCTATTAGAACGGCCACGAACAGAGCGACGGCGTGAAGCCAGACGTCTGCGCGCTTTAACGCCTCGGTTGATCCAACCTTTTTTACGTCTAACATTAGTCAAAGCTTTACGATAAGGCATACTTTATTGTATTACAATAGAAAATAAAAAAAACTTAAGATTCATCTCTCTCGGCCAATCTCTGATGATGAATGACTCTGAAACGCCTAAGTAGTGGTATATGATCATTAGGATTAGGAAACAACTCCTGAATGCTCCAATTAGAAGTGAAGATGACTTTCCTAGGGCGAATCTTGATGTACCCATTCTTGACTTCAGCATTAAAAGGATAGTGATCTGTCCAAACTTTGTAGACTCCTGCAAGAGACTTGCACTCCAAATCAACTTCATCAATCAAAACAACTTCTTCTGAATCATAACCATCCCACCACTTGGACTTAGCATCCTTCACATAAAGACCAGGATAACTTGCCCAAACTCCACGGGTCTTGCCCAGACCCGTCTCACCGTAATGCCATTCATTGTCGAGGACGTCCCGTATACCGGGTGGGTGGAACGTCCTGCGACATGTATGAACAAAACCAGGATACCGGGCCACAACACTTGTATGCTCGTGAAGAATTTGAGAAAACGAAGGGTTATTGATTTTAATGTCCGTGACAATAGCCTCCAAATCCGAACGTTTTCCTTGATGAGGCTCCTCTCCTTTGATGAAGACATCCCCTTGCTTGGAACAGTAGGTTGTGTTGTCTTGAGGACTTCCCTTTGCAAACTCAACAAAAGCACGAGGAATATCTTTGCAAACTTGCTTGTGAGACTTCTTGTTCAAATAATAGACATAACCTTGAAGATGAGGAGTACCAGATTCACCGACTTCTTTGCCAAATATCAAGTAGACAACTGCAAGAGATTTCAAACTTGTAATGTCATCCTCCGTATAGTTGTTCAAAGTAAAAACCCATGAACGCCCCCTAAAAGAACTTTGACCTGAGGATTCCATAACCAATAGTGATAAGGTAATATAGTCTTATCACTATTGTACACAAAAAAAAAATCATAAGCACAGACATGTACACTTTTTATTGGGTCTATGAGACCAAAATCAAAAAAAGAAAAAAAAAGCAAAAACGACAAACTATCAAATAGTAGAAACCCCGGCATATTCTATTAGAAAACCTTCATAATAAGCACTCTTAAGGCCTAATGACAATGAAGAAAAATAAAAGCCTAAACTCTACGCTATCGACTCCTCATAAACCTAACAAACTAGGTAGCGACAAAAACACCCTAGCCCCTAATAGTGACGACACCCTAATAGCCCCTAACGGTGACGACACCCTAATAGCCCCTAGTTAAGACTTTAAGATTGAGGTTGTAGCCTAGGTTCAGAAAATTCCACTATGAACGACATGTCAATTTCGAATTGTTCTGCTGCTGGGTTGAATAAAATAGTACGGGCAGATACCCAAATAATGAAGAAAGCCATCTCAGCTGGGTTGCTAGAAGCATCGCCACGTTGAAGTGAAGCATCCTTGTTC